GAATATCGACCCCGAACTTCAGCGAGTCGTGCACCAGATCGTTCACCTTGCCCGACATGCCGGCAATCACGGCATTGACGTCGGCCCCGTGCCCGACGAGCAGATCCCAGTCCTTGACGAGTTCCCCAGCCGTCTCGGTGAGCTTCGCCGCCTGAAACTGCTGGCCGAGCGCATCGATCGAGATGCCGTACTTCACGGCGGCGGCTTGCATGTCTCGCCACGGCGCCGGGTCGGCGATCCCCAGGAGCTTCCGCTTCACGTCGTCGGCGAGATCGCCCGAGCGCGCGAGCTCCGTCAAGAACGGCGCGAACGTCGGCGAGATCTTCTGCCCCGTCTCGAGCGCGGTGCGGATGACGTCATTCAAGTCGTCACGCATGCCGTGCGTGACCGACGAGAACGTGTAGCCGGCCGCGATCAGCCGCGACGCCGTCTGGCCGAACGCCATCGCGAGCTCGATAAACTTCGTCTTCTGCTGCTCGGGATTGAGATCGCGGATCGTGAGCCCGTACTTCTGCACGGATTCCGTCAGTTTGTTTTGCTCGTCGATCGCGTGCTGCTGCGCGGCTTGCAGATCTTTGAGTTGCTGCGTGAGCGCGTCGATCTTCCCCTGCTGCATCGGCCCCACGGACGGCGGCCCGGGCGCTTGTTGCATCGGCCCGCCCTGCGGCGTCGGCGTTTGCCCGAGCTTGACGATCTCTTGCTGCAAGTCGTGGATCTGCTGCTGCCCGTTGCGGATCTGATCCTGTTTCTCCTTCCAGACCCCATAAAACAGATTGATCGCCGCCGTCATCCCGAACGTGGAGATCGCGGTCTGCGTCTGTAACGCGATCGTTTCGCGCTCGGCGTCCGTGATCGCGGCTTTGTACTTGAGCATGCCGGTCACGGCCATCTCGCCGAACTTCATCGCGGTTTGAAACGCCGCGCCGCCGTGCTGCCCGACCGCGTCGAACGCCGTCGCGACGAGCCCGACGATCGCGCTCGTCTCGTCGACCGTGTGCTTCAACGGGTCTTTGATGTTCGCGTCGCCCCACGCTTTGAAGACCGGGGCCAGATTCGGCAGGTTTTGGAACAGGTTCCCGATTTGGGTCTTGAATTCCGGGACTTTGAAGTCCAAGAACTGCACGCTCATGAAGTTCTTCAACTGCTGCGTGTAGTTCGGCAGATCGACGAGCAGGTTCTTGATGCCGACTTGCACCCGGACGCCCGACGCGGCCCAGTCGAGATGCCGCAGATAGATGTTCATGAGGATCGGCGTCAGCGCCGCGCCCTCGCGCGCCAGCGCGCGCACCGCCTCGACCGTCGCCTTGCTATTGAGCGTCGCGCGCCCGAACTGCAGCGCATTGAGCTCGACGGCTTCGGTCAGGTCTTTGGTTTTCTGCGTGAGCCCGACGCCCGAGAGCGCCGCAGCGAGGTCCTTGATCTTCGCGAGATGCGCCGCGGCCGCGTCGGCCCCCTTTTTCTCGGCGGCCGCGAACGCGTCCGTCTGGGTGTCCGCGGCCTTGGCCGCGAGCGCGAAGTCGTCCAGCAGGGCGCCCGCCGATTTCGCTTTCAGCCCGAAGTCCGCGAACGCCGGCGCGAGTTTTTTGTTGACGGCCTCGCTCATCGACGCCGCCGCGGCGTCGGCCACGACTTTGCCTTTCTGGAAGCCCGCGACGATGACCTCCAGCGCCTGCTCGACATCCTGTTCCGGTCCACCTTTCGCCTTCGCGCGATCCGACACGAACGTGATCAATTCGGCCGTCTTGATCTTCGCCTTGTTGACGAACGTCGCCCAGGCATCGCCCGCCTTGTCGAGTTCCTTGACCGTGTGGTCGCTCATCACCTCCGCGGCATTCCCAATTTCGATGAGGCCGTCCTTGATCGCGGGCAGCAGATCCGCGCCGGTCTTGCCGAAGAGTTCGGTCGCGGCTTGCGCCTGGCGCATCGGATCGGGAATCTGTTGGATGGCCTGCGCGATGGCCGTGAACGCGTCCTCGGGCTTCATCGCGCGGATGGTGCCGAACTGGAGGCCGATGGCATCGAGCGCGGCGACCGTGCTCTTGTCGCCGGCCGCCAGATTCACGTTCATTTTGTTGATGGCACCCCCAATGGTGTCCATGCTCGCGCCGGTCTGGTTCGCCGCGTACCCGAACCGTTGCACGGCCTCGGCCGAGATGCCGATCTTCGAAGACAGGTCCGCGATGTGGCCCGCGTCCTCGACGATGGCTTTCCCGAAGTCCAGGACCTGCTTGACGCCGAACCCGATGCCGACGGTCGCCGCAAGCCCTTTCAGCGAGCCCGCCCAGTCGGTCGTGGCTTTCGTGGCGCCCTTCGTCTGGTCGGCGATGGCCTTGGTCTGGGTGGCGATCTGCTGGAGGTTGTCGGGGACCTCCAGGCCGAGCGCTTTCATCTTGGCGACCGCTTCGTTGGTCGTCGCGCCGAGCCGCGCCATTTCCTTCTCGGTGAGCTTGGACGCGCCGCCGATGTCCTCGACGGCTTTCACCATCAACGTGGCGTCCTGAATCAGCTTGACGCCCGAGAAGGAATTGCCGAGCGCCGTCAGCCGGCCGCCGACCTTGTCCGCGCCCGCGCCGAAATCCTTCAGCTTGACGTCGGCCTTGTCGACCGCGTCATAAAAGCTGGCGAAGTTCGCGGTGAAGGTCGCGGATAAGGCCATCGGGTTATGTGCGGCTCCGCGCCGCGTCCTCGTTCAAGGCGTCGATGAGCTCGGCATAGATGTCGCCAGGCAGGTCGAGCAGTTCGTCATAGGTCCAGCCCATCACGCGACAGATGTAGAGGTCGGAGCGGACGCGCTCTTTCCAGCCCGGTCTTTTTTTTCATGCGCTCGCTCGGCGATCATCGCGCCGTCATGCGCCTGGATCGCGTCGAGGATCTCGCGCAGACTCTCCGGCGTTTGATTCGCCAGGGCCGCGGCGACAAACTCGTACGCCTGATCGCGGATGCGGATCGGCTGATTGTCGGCATCGGTGATCGACCAGTCGAGCAGATACACCACCGCCTGCGCGATCCCGAGCTGTTTGGGGTCGAGCTCGGGCCGCTCGCCCGACTTGAACGTGCCGGCCTTGATGACCTTCGCCAAGGCCTCGCGCTCCTCGCCGGCCGTCAAATGCTTCCGCACGAGCAGCCAGTCCCCGTCAGAGAGCTCCAACCGCATCTCTTCCTGCTTGCGATACCGCGATCCCATTTAGGCTCCTTGCTTCAGCAACCGGCCCGAGAGTTGTCCCTGGTAGACGGTGACATCCCCGAGCGGACGGCGGGTCGGGATCCCGTCCGCATTCGGGAGCTCGAGCGTGAGCGGGCGCTGCGTGATGCGGAAGCCGTCGACGGCCTCGACCCGGGCGGTAAAGACATCGCCCTCGACGCGCCAGGCGCCGAGCCGGGCGGCCGGCTGATAGCCGAGCCGCACGATCGCCGCCGCGCCTTCGATGACGATGCGATGCCGCTGGCCCGTGACGGCCATGACGGGTTACGCGACGCCCGCGACCCAGGCCGTGCCGCTCCAGTGCGCCGTCGAGCCGTCCCCGAGCTTGACGTACTGGCCGGTCGTCCAGGCCGTGGCGGGGCTCGCGGTCACGCCGCTCATGGCGGCCAGGTTGGCCGGCGCCATCGCGCCCGCCGGGGTGAACGTGCCGGGGCTGGTGACGCCCGTGGCGCCGGTCGCGGCGACCATCGAACTGCGCGTCCAGGCGCCATTGGCGACAAACGTCGCGTCGATCGTGACCGCGCTCGTGACGCCGCCCTTGATGGACGCGTCGAGATGCGCCGGGCCTTCCCATCCCTGCGCGGACGTGGCACTCGGATAGATCGCCAGGAAGCAGCCGGCATCGGTGTCGGATGCGTCGAAGATCACATCGGTGAGTCGGTCCCAGAACGCCGCGAATGACCCCGACAGATCCTTGAGGCCCATGACATAACGTTTGTTCGCATCGCCCAAGGACGTCGTTTCGACTTTGTCCTTGGTCATGTTCAAGGTCCAGTCCGAGATGTTCCCGATCGCGACGTAGGCATCGCCCGCATTCATCTTCAGGGCGACGATGCCTTCTTTGCCGTGCGTGCCGGGATTGTTGACGGGTGCTGCAGGTGCGGGCATGGGAGTCTCCTCATTCAACGTGAACACGATCAGACGGCCGCGCCGCTGACGTGCAGACCAAAACGCTCCACGAGATCGATTAAGGCGGCGAGCATGATCCGCCGCCGTTGCATCGCGATCGGGATGAACACGCGGCCGGCGGGCATGCGGCCGGTATTTTTCCCGGCCTTCCAATGCCGCGGGCCCGTGCCCGACTCGAACATGTAGGCGTGCTTCGCGGTGTTGCGGACGCGGGCCGTCGCCGACACCGCGTCGCCGGCGAGCTCGACCCGGACATGGTTGCGCAGGTTGCCGGTGTGCACCGGATAGGCGGCCCGGATCTCCTGCGCCGCCGCGTCGGCCTGGGCGTGGACGATCACGCCCGCCTCGCGGACGATCGCCGGCGGAAGCGCCTTGAGCGCCGCCCGCAGTTCCTCGAGGCCGTTAATGGTGAGCCGGGCGTCAGCCATGCGTCGTCATCCGCCGCGAGTAGTGCGCGGCGATCTCCTCCGCCGTCAGCGCGCGCGGATAGAAGGCCACATCTTGCAACCGGCCGCTCACATAGTCCGCCGTCGGAGTCCGCCGGCCAAATTCCATCGTAATGGGCGGTGCATCGATAGCGAGCGCGGTGGTGAAGGGACTGGTAGGACTCAGTACCGTGTCGACATAGAGCCGCACGGCGCCGCCGTCATACGTGAGCACCACGTGATGCCACGCCGCCAGCGACACATTGAGAAACTCCATGTACAGATTGGCCGCCGCAGGATCGACCAGGTACACGTTGATGTCAGCCCCATCACTTGTCCCGTACCAATCCAAGTCGATGTAGGTGCCCAATGTGGGCAGTTGCCCTTGCCGCCGCACGAGCTGTCCATCAGCAAACCGACTTCCCGACCATTCAGGGGTGTAATACGTCCACACCTCCAACGTAAAGTTCGCGATGGGGACAGGCGGAACCGTCACCCATCCGGTTCCGTCAAAGGCGGCTGCCGTGGAGCCGCCCCCGGCTCCCGCCGCCCCAAACGTCACCCCGCCATTTATGGTCGCCGTCCGCGTCCCAACGGCATCCCGAGCCGTCGTGCTGCCCGCCGGATCATCGAGCGGCCAGTACGCCACCGCGCCATCGGCGAGCACCGTCTCCTGATACGACAGGCTCGGCCAGCTGGCCGAGGTGCCGCGGCGGCCGACGACTTCGACACACATCAACTGCAGTTCCGTGTGCCGCTCGTCGAGATCCGTGATGCTCTGCACCTGGAACGTGCGCCCCTCAAACAGCATCTGCGTCTCGAGCGTGATCCCCGGATGAAACCGGCCGCGCACGAAGAACGCCGCGAGCCCATCGACGACCTGCGTCGCGACCGATTGAATCGCGCAATCCCAACTGACGGGATTGAGCACGACCGCGGGATCCTTGAGCGTGACGCGATGGCGGTACTGGCCGATGCCCATGGCTAGGCCAGCGCCGGATCGCGATACATCGCGAGCAGGTTCCGGAGTTCCTTCCAGATCAGGGCCTCGTCACTGCGCGCGTTCGTGCCCAGATCGTCGCCGCGATGCTCGTAGAAATGCACCGTCAGGAGCAGGATCGCGTGCTTGACCGCCTGCGGCGCCGTCGCCGGCGTCCAGGTCGCGTCGGCCGCCGGGCCGAGATACGCGAGCACGGCCTCTTGCGCCGTCGCGAGCTTCTGGTTCACGTCGCTGTCATGCGCCGCGTCGGTGATGCGGAGCTGAAGCGCCTTGGCCTCGGCCGTCGTCCAGAGCGGCCCGGCGAGCGTGACGCGCGAAAACGTGAGCGGCCCGCCCAGCGCCGGCGGGGGCTCGGGGACCGGCGCCGCTTTGGACGGGACGAAGACGACCAGGAGCGCCTCCTGGGTGTTCACAAACGTCACGCCGCTATTCGCGAAGGGCGACACGCCAAAGGCGACATACCCGCCCTTGTCGACCGGGGCGGTCGTCACGCGAAAGGCCGCATACCGCGTATGGTCGTTCTTGTCCTGTAAGAAGAATTCGCTCGTGACCGCGACATTCATGAGGGGATAAAAAATATCCATCCCGTCCGCGGTCAGATAGCGGACCCAGAGCGCGGACACCGTGTTATAGGGCGGCCCGGCATTGAGCCGGATCTGGCTGCCCGTGGGGGGTGGGGTCGTGGCGCTCGAAAAGACAAAGAGCGGCGCGATGTGGAACTCGAGCGAGGGCGAGTGGGTGACCGGGAGCGTCACGGCTGCCCCTCCGCGACCGTCTCGACGCTCGCCGGCGGCGCGGGCGCCGGCGCCGGCGGCGCGGCCAGGTCGCGCATCGCAAGCTGCTCGAGCGAGTAGTACTGCTGCTGCAAGAAGGGTGAATCGCCGCCCGGCACCGGGCCCAGGCCGAAGTACTTGAGCCGCGCTTCGTTCGGGGACATCGCGCCCGCGATGATCGCGTCGTGCGCGGCCTTCGTCTTCGTCGCCGTATCCATCCAGATCAGATCATCCAGATCGAA